TCCTTTAGGCTAACAAATTGATACGAGCCCCAATTGGCGTCCTCGGGTTGGTTACCACCATTCTCGTAGTACTGATACTGTGAAATATATGCCATGGTCTATTATTGTTGTGTACTAAATGCAGGATTCTCGGCCTGCTCTTGCTGAATTGCATACTGTGCAACTTGAATCTCTCTGATTGACATACCACAGTACTGAAGAATCTTCATAACTAACTTGTATTCATCTTCAAATGGAAGCTCGAAGTCTTGGTAGTCCGGCTGTGATTGGTCAAACGCAGGCTCTCCGTTAGGTAGGTTTATGTATGTCCATTTAGGGTCTTTTGGCAATCTAAAGTAAGAACACTTTAATGATGATGCACCGTTAATGGTATCAGGATAAACAGTAATGATATCACCTTCAATAATATAAGATGGATATTTTGTAGTAGGAGCCGTAAGCATTGAGTCCAACAACATGTATAAACGTGCGTTAGCTACCTTCTCCGCATCACCTAGCCTAGATGTTCCTGTAGGGTCGAAGCAAGTCAGACGACTAATCATGTAGAAGTTGTAACCTGTTGTTACTAATGATGGTACGTAGTATTGGTTTGTTGCAGGTACAACTTGAAGAAGAGTATCATTTCGCAAAAAGCCTTCTAAGACCTCAGCTATGGGATTCTCGATGTCGGCGTACTCAGTTCCTGATACCCTTGCATTCTCTGCGTTTATGGTCTTATTATAGCTACTGTAGTACTCTTCATAAATCTCCATCTGTGCCTGCTGTGCAAACAAGTTAAAGTCAGAGGGAGAGATATAACCGTAGTTGTTCTTATTAAGAACTGACAATACGGTGTTTCTTACTGAGTTAATCATTGAAATATCTTTTCACAAAGATACAAAAAAATAAAGGTGCCACTAGGACACCTTTATCAAACAAACAAAATGAGCATAAACTCTAAAACAACATTACAAATATAACATTATTTATGCATTCTGCAAATGATGTTCTAACATTTTTAATGCTTCTAGTCCTTCATCGCTTTTTAGATACATAGAAACAAGTACATATGGGTCTTCACCGTAAGGAATATTTAGCATTTTTTTCTTGTTGGTTGGTGTGCTATACCAAACCTCTTTGTTTCCGTTTCGGAATCCAAGTAACCCCATATCAAAGAAAATGTGTACCTGCGATTGAAGGCGAAGCATTGGGTCGTCCAACGCATCCAAGAACCCGCCGGGATAGTTACGTGCATAGATAAGCACATCTCTCTTCATCTCGGCTGTTGTAACACGACTTGCGTCCTTATTGAATAACACACGATAAACTGTCTCAAGCTCTTCGATTGAAAGCTCACGGGCCTTAATCAATGCGTCAACCTCAGCAGTTAGGTATTCTACCTCTTCCTGTGCGTCACGCTCGTTATCAACCTCTTCAAATACAAGACCATTCTGTGGATGGTAGTGCAAGAACTCCTGAAGTACAGGGTTGTTTTTTGGAACGCTTAAAAAACCATTCTCAAATATAATGGCCTGAATAACAGGATTTCCGTCCTGCTCATCTTCAAATGGGCTTTTTTGGTTTATTGCATATCGCAGTGGACGATTCTGATTTAACTCTTCATCGTACCAAAGAAGTGGTGAGCGTTTTGTGTTTCTTGCTGATAACATGTAAGACAATGGTGCCTTCTCATTCTTGAGTCTATAGACTCTGTCGGCAGGAGCCAACTTTCCTTTTTTTGACATAAGATATAATATAATTAAAGTTTACAATAAAAATAAGGGAGTGTCTTTGAAGACACTCCCTATTTTAATCCTAAGATTAGGCTCCGTAACGGAATAATACGAAGTTGTTCGCACCCAAGGTACATACAGCACGCTCAGATAAGAAGTTAACTTCCATTGCATCCAAGTCGCTAGTAGCAGCACCACCGGCAGAACCTGTAATCCAAGTCTTGTAACGGCGGTCTTCAGTCTCAGAAGCGCGGTAACGCACGTGTAAGAATGGACGCTTAGCGTTTTTACCAAGGATTTGGTCGTATACAGTAGTTGAACCTGCAGGTACAAGAAGACCTGTGATTACGTTAGATGTACTAGTTCCTGTAGCAGATGCAGTCAAACCACCACGCATAGTTGGGTCATTTAAGTATTTCCAATCTGTCTTGTAGAAGTCATAACCACGACGGAAACCTGTGAAACCAAGGTTCAAGGCCATATCGCGGTCGTTATCAAACAAACCGTAAGATGTACCTGCAGCACCGTAGCTATTTTGTTGAGCTAACATGTCATCAACGTCAAAGCTAAACTCACGATTTAAGAACAATACGTTCTCTTCGATAGAGCCTTGCTTGTCAAGACGAGAGATGATTGTGTCGAAGTCACCCAATGTAGTTGGGTTACCACCTCCCCATACGTTACCACGAGAGTTTACTACGTAGAATACACCCTCAGAACCTTTGTTACCATAAGTTGGGTTAACACCTGCGTTAGCAGCACCTGAACCTGATTCAGCAGGAACAGCCTCTAACATAGAAGTCTCTAAGTAGTCTTCGAAGCGTAGGCGAGTCTCATGCTCAGACTTCAAATACCAAAGGTATCCTGAAGCACCATTCTCAGTAGTTACTTCAATCCAACCAATCTGAGCCATGTCAGAACCTGAAACGGCGTACTTATCTTTGATAATGATTGGGCTGTTAGAGAAGATTTCATCTTCAGCTTCCAATGAACCAATCATACCTGTAGTACCTTTCTTGAACTCAGAACCGTAAACAAATACAGTAAATTCGTTAACTGCAGAACCGTTAGTGAAGCCTGCTGCCTCATAGAAAGCAACTGTAAATTGGTCAGTAGCAGTGTTAACAGCAGTAACGATACCCTTGTTTTGTGAAGGTCCCGCTACGTTTGGTGTAATCATAACAGTTTGACCTTCGCGGATAGCGATACCTGTTACGTTAGGGTCGTTAACTGTAAATACAGCGCTGTTAGCACCTGTTAGTACAGTAGAAACAACCTTAGTATACTTCGTGTGAAGACGGCCTTGTTCTGCCCATTTGATTTGGTCAGAGATAGACGGCATCTCAGCACCTACCATACGTAAGAAAGATGCAACGGTACGGTTTCCATAACGCTCAAATTCTTTCTCGTAAGTATCAGGAAGATACTGATTTAAGAAGTCAAAGTTTGTCAAGTAGTTGCTTGACAATGGGACTTGTTCAGCACTCGGCTGCAACTGATATCCCGGGGTTGGGTTTAATTGACTAGGCATTTTTTTTCTTTTTTAAATTATTTATATTCTTTTTATACTTTTGATTTTCAACCCGCGACCTTGGTCAGGATTTACTTCTCGGATTTGCATTCCTCCCTTGACGATTGCTTCAGGTGCTCTGCGCTCAGACATATTCACATTTTTAATTTTTTTAGTGACATCGTCCGTAGCGTCAGCCTGACCCTGCTCATAAAAGAACTTGGCAAACTTTTCAGGATTCATTGCGATTGCCAAAGACCTGTGGTATCCTGCAGCATCGCTTATCATTCCACTATCATCCAAGTACTTATTAATAAAGTTAAGTGGACTTGATTGTAGCTTCTTAAGCTCTGTTGCATCTCCCGGAGAGAATACCAACTTCCTGTCGTCAACATTGAACTCAAAACCTTTGAACTCTTGACTAAACACCTCATCAGTTTTCTTTAGGAACCAATCACGTTTGCGACCGTTTTCCTCCTCTAGGGTTTTAGCTTGTTGTATGTATTGTTTATACGCCTCAAATTCTTCTTTCTCTTCAGAAGCAATTGTACTTCCCCTTGACTCAAGAGGTTGTTTGTATTTCTCCTTTTCAGATGTGAAGTAATCCTTGGCCTTAGCAATAGCCTTTTTCTTAGCAATCTTAGCTTTCTTAACGTGAGAGTCATCATCTAGATCCTCATCATAAGCAAACTCTTCCAACATGGCATCAATGTCGTCCTCATCGAGACCAACCTCTGTAGCCATGAAGTATTGCTTTAGCATTTTATCAGGATTCATAGAATCAAAGTCTTCTTGTAATTTCAAGTAGTCTTGGATACCACGTCCTGTTTCTTTTTTGTACTTAAGGAAAGCCTCAACATCTTCAGGCAACGGTTCGTTCTCTGCTCGCTGTGCCATCAACTCGTCAAACGAATTGATTTCCTTATTATACCTTTTTCCCAAATATGAAAGAACGTCTTCTTCTTTTAACTCAGGAGTCTCAATTGGCGGCTCTTCAATTGGAGGATTATCTTCTAACGGAATAGTGTCATTTAGACTCTCTTCGTGCTTCTGTAATAATTCCTCTTCAATCTGAGCAGCGCTCTTTTCAACAATTCCTGATACTTCTTTTACTTTAAATTCCATTTGATTTAATTTTTACAAAGTTATATATTATTTTTTATTGTTTTAGCGGGGGTCAAA